TGATCGATTGGGGGGTTTTTTATACTTCCACATTCATTTCGACAATCGGAGTTCCGCCATCTCGTCGTTGACCTAAGATGCGTTTATATGTTGGTCGAAGCCATATTTTTATCACACCTAATGCCAAAGGATTCATCATAGCCGCTTCAGGATATAAACCACTCGGTCTTCCATCGCGTTGAATACCTTCGACAAAGCCCCTCAAAAACGAACCAGTGCAGGCGATGATCATTTCTTTCGTATTGAGATAGCCAACTGTCTTATTAAACACTGGATACATTCGAGCGATCTTTCCTGCTATTGCTTTGTGGTGATGACCGATGAGATAAATTTCGGCTTCGAATCCTTTGACTACTTGTTCCAACTGATTGATTGGAGCTGAAAGTAATTTCCCTCCTGCTCTACCATGATGTGCCCAAATAACAATTCGAGGATTAACTCCACGTTTAGAAGGTGAGGTGAAAACAAGATTTATATAAGCACAGGTTCCAAGAAATGGTGCCTTGAGAAAGTTAGCCATTCTCTGGTCGGTTGTTGTGCCATCTTGGTGGATATGGTAGTGATGACCTTCCAATAGTCCTAACCATCTGCCAATAGTNGGTTTCAAAATCTCTTGTAGTTGTTCTTCCACTTCTTCCGCTGATGCATCGATAGCATCGATTACCGAATCATAGAATCCTGTTTCTCTTAATTTTCTTCTGTTTGAAGGCGATTCCATATCTACAAAATCACCCATCCCAACGAACCAAGCATTATGCTTCACACCATAATCAATAACCTCACGCAATCTATCCAAGTCCACAACATCACGATTCTGTTGCAGCTGGATATCTCCAATCGGAATGATCAGCGTTTCTTTCCAATCAAGAGGTTTATTTGTGAGATGTTCTACCGATGATAATTCCATAGGGGAGCCTCCTGCTTAGCTACAACCGTTCTCAGTTCCGCAATCCATACACTTGAGACAGGTTCCATTCCGAACCATGCTCATTGATTGACATTGTTGGTTCACACAGATATCTCCAGTGAAGCCAGACTGTTTTGCTATATCTAATTGAGTGAGTTGTTTAACTGGTTCTGGTTTGGGTGGTGGAGGTTGGTTGAGTTTCATTCGTAGTGGAATCAAGACTTTTCTGGCTGCCTCAATTTGAGGATAGTCACAGCCATCTCGCTCTGCATTAAAGAGTAAGGATTGCACTCGACCGAGAGCTTCATCCAGTTCTTCATTCGTTACAGCAAGACTGCTCACCACGACTCTCCTTTGCGTCCCTAAGCACCCTGTAACACGCAAGCGCGACGGTAGAAACGATAACTGATACTTCATGCTGAAGACCCAAATCTCCCACAGATTCCGCAACTGCTAAAACGGCTGCGCCTGCTGCTATTACTGCCAGATCTCTTGCTGCTTTGATGGTGGTTCTGTTCATATATTCCTCCTTAGTGGAATTGCTATTTCATGTATTTCTTTATCGTTTTCTACTCGTTTAAAAGTGCTTCCATTCCTCCATGCTTGAGTCCACGATGCGATGTCTGAAGTTTTCAATGATGGTCTGATATGCAGGATTGGTGGATTGACTAAGCTGATGACATAGTCCTTATTAAATCTTTCACTTGGATCGTTCATTCGCGACAAGGGAGAAATGGCAGAATGACCAACGACTGTTTCATCATTGATTTCCATGCCATGTTCTGATTGGAGCCAATCTAATATTTTTGAACACGCTGTATGCTGCGCTTGATTCCAAGATGCTTTATCACCTTCTCCTGCTGAAAATCCTTCTGCTGCTATCGATACGGTATAGCTGTTAGGATTCACTGAAGTACCTCGAAATCTTTTCCAAGTGATTGTGTGAGGGTGTTGAATTGCATCTCTTAAGTTCCCTGCGTGCCATGATCCATATTTGCCGACTGGAACAAATTGATGGCACTCGCCTTTGAAACTGATGGCGAAATGATACGAGACTTTTAATGCGTCCGATGGTGTTGGTTTCCTGCTCCACCGAATAAGCGTCTGGATATAACCCTCCATGCTATGAATAACAACGTCAGAAGTTTGATAGCCAAGATAAGCAGTCTTAAAAGGACTATCGTGATGCTGACTATTAGGGAACCAAGCATTTTTTTCCACATCATTAACCTTTCTTATCAATCACTCCATAAATGATGAATGCTGCAGTAAGTACAGCCGACCAGATTCTGTCGCCAAAGTTCGTGCGAGTGGTTTCGAGGTCATTGACACGTTCATCGAGCCTTCCTATTTGCTCGACAATTCCTGAACGACCATTCCCAAGTAATTGACTGAGCACCTTTTCCTGTTGCACTTCGATATGTTTCAATCGTGCTTGGATATCAATCAATGTTGGATTTGCTTCTACCATCGGTCACCCACTCTATGAGTATGCCTATTATTGCTAGACTGAACGCTAACTCAGTTATAGCCAGCTCAATTCGTCTTGTGGTTTCATGTCTTGAAACGCTTCCATAGCATCATCAATCTCTGGAAAATTCTGAGGTAGATCCCTAAGCATTTGACGGTACTCGATTGCTTCCTCTTTCTGTTCTTCACTAAGTGGTGAATCTATAAACAACATCCAGTCGGTCATTGATAGAAACGCATCACGCCTCCCTCGTAAACCTGTCTGCTCCCAAGTTGGTTTTCTTGATTCGAGATATTCTTCAGTTGGTTCGATTAGTTCTCTTTGAGTGATGCCATGCGGATTCACCCATTGTCTATGAACACCTTGCCAATCCTCATATCGTTCGTATTCGATTTCATTGGTCATTTATATCCTCCTAAGTGCGCGTATACGCTTCTACAAACCAACCGTAATAGCCAGTCCCATAATTACTGATCCACGGTGTTTGTCCATTAGCAGAAACAGCAGTGATCCCCCAAGTGGTGATATCGGTATGCCAAGTGAATTGAACCCATTCTGAATAGTTTTCTACAGGCCAGTGACCGTGAGCCCAGCCAGTAATTACACCCTTCGAAGCAGAGTTATAACCTTTAGCTAAGAAACTTGCGAACCATTGACAATATCCATAATCTCCTTGCGTTAAAGAACCTACTGAATTGGAAGATGCAACTGCGCTTGAGTTCGTTGTTGATCCGTACGATTGGACTCTATTGTAGACATATCCACTTCCTGAAGTGAGTCCATTAAATGTCAGCTCTATCCAAGTATGAGAACCATCTTCAGCAGCTGGCATTGTGTACCATCCACGAAGTGCATCATAATTTGAAAGTGATGTCAGATTGAAAATGACGTTCGTTGTTGTGTTCTGTTCTCCCTTACCTATCTGAGCCCAATTTCCTCCACCACTTGCTGCTGCAAAGGTAGGAGCTGAGGTTGCTCCTTGTGAAGTCAAAACAGTATCGGCAGCTCCGAGAGCGAGTTCCGTTATTACTCCTGATGAGTTGGTATAGAGTATCTTGTCATTCCCACCTGAAATATCTGTAATGTTTCCGAAGGTAGGTGCTGCAGTTGCTCCATTTCCTACTAAGACGGTTCCGTCTGCTCCGAGAGCTAATTCCGTCATCGTTCCGCTGTTTCCAGAATAGAACATCTTGTCATTACCTGCGGTTAATAATGTCGGTTTGATTTGTCCGATTGTGGCTTTTTTAACTGCGTTACTGTCATCAGCATCAGCGAATAAGATCTGATCTGATCCAGTCAGCGTTGCTCCTGTTCCAGAAGTTGCTCCATTGACATCGACTGCCAAAGAAACTGCTCCAGATGTACCACCACCTGAGAGTCCATTCCCTGCGGTAACTCCTGTGATGTCTGCTGTCAGTGATGTCGATATCCAAGAGCTGCCATTGTGATAGGTCAGCGTGTCGCTATCTTTAAGATATGCAAACATTCCCTCAGTCGGTGAAGATATTGCTGCGTCTCTCGCTGTCGAGGAAGCGAAGACCCCCACGATCTGCTCTTGTAAATATGTGTTGAAATCTGCTGCTGAAACAACATCTCCAGTTGACCAGACTTTGAATCCTGCACCTGCCATTTATATGCTCCTATCTATGCCCATAGTTCAGCGGTTCCTAGTTTTGCTGAACCAAGTACGAAAGCAGTGTCATAACCTTCTGTACTCTCTAAATCAAAGGCAGTGCTCATCTGACCATCTGGTGTTATGCGATGATGTATGCCTACGATATATCCGTCTTGACTAATTGCTGATCCGCCACCTACAGGACTGAAATTCACTGTGACTCTATCTCTGAGGTTTCTGGTGAGTGCTTGTGTCATTAAGTTAGCGTTCACTTGAGGAGCCATTGTGACTGTTCGTACTCGAACACGAGGCTCTTTATATATAGAAAGAAGTGTTCCTGCGATTGTAGAAAGCTCTGCGTCGGTACTGTTCATCAATGCTGTTTTTGTGTACGAGCGTTTCCCATAATCATTGATAGAATCTGCGTTCGATGTTGCCTGTGCTGAACCACCTGTACGAGTCAGGCTTATATCATTTCGAATAAGATCAGCATCGTAATCTAAACTGACATCAGTTAATGGCAATGCTGCTGTTCCGAGTGTTGCCTGCGAAGTATTTGAAGCTGAATCACTGAAGAATGAATTGCGATTCTTATAGACAACTGCATTTGATTTGTCTGCGTAGATCTGTCCTATGCCTTCACTGTCTTCTATTTTTTCTAAAGCAGAAAGAGTAGAACCTGTCAGAGCGGTTGCCTGTAGCGTCGATAGTCCTGTCGAGACAGAGCGTGCCACGATTCCTGCGTCGTCCAAAATCTCATTCACTGCCACAGAAGATAATCCTGCGGTCGTGGTCAGTGAAATATCAGCACGACGTAGATCCACCATTCGGTCACTTACTCGAACGGTCGTTGTTGCATCTTTCATCTG